GGGACTTGTTGTCCGTGTTAAATACTGTCATCTTTATACCTTACAGGAATCACAATCCTCTTCCTCTACAACTGTTGTAGATGGCATGTTAACTTCTTCTCCTGCACCATCATTCGTATTGAAATAGTACAGGGTCTTTAAACCGTACTTATAAGTCATTAATAAGTGACTTATAAGTACAGACATGGGCAGTTTATCGTCTGGATAAAATGCCGGATTGTACGACGTATTTGTCGAGATAGACTGGTCAATGAACTTTTGCAGAACAGCCATAATCTTGATGTAACCTTCTGGTGACTTCTGATCCCAGAGAAGTTCGTACTTAACGTTGCCAATATCAGGAACAACCTGCTTAAGAACTCCGTCCTTAGACTGTTTAACTGATACTAGACTGCGAGGAGGCTCGATACCGTTTGTAGAGTTGCTAATCTGTGAGGATGTTTCCGAAGGCATGAGCGCCATAAGAGTGGAGTTATAGATACCATTCTCATACAACTGGTCACGTAACGAGTCCCAATCCATCTTGTAGTTCGGCGCAACTAGTTCGTCTACTGCCTTCTTATACGTATCAATAGGTAGAACACCATATTCATACTTAGTCTCATCAGACTTTGGACAAGCTCCAAACTCTACAGCGAGATCCGCAGATGCCTTAATCATGTAGTAGGACCATGCTTCCGCATACTCATGCACTAAGTCCAGATTTGGGTTAGTGTAGTTTGAGCCGTTCTTAGCAAGCCAGTAAGCAAAGTTAACGATACCAATACCTAGTGGTCTGCGATTTAGAGTAGCTAGTTCCGCCGCTAGAATAGGATACTCTTGCGTGTCAATAAGAGCATTTAGTGCTCGTACTGCTAGTTCACAGGGACGCTGGAAGTCTTCCGGCTTCTGGATGTTACCCCAGTTGATGGCGGCTAGAATACAAAGTGCAATCTCACCCTGATCGTCCCAAAGGTTATCAATTGGAACTGTTGGTAGGGTAATCTCTTGGCACAGATTACTCATTCGAACAGGAACTGTAAAAGAGCTGTGTGTATTAGCGTGATCCACATTCATGATGTAGATACGGCCAGTGTCCTTGCGCTCCTGCATTAGGCTAGAGAATAGTTCTAGTGCTGATACCTGTTTCTTGCGAATAGTAGGATTGGCTTCGGCTTCTTCATACAGCTTCTGGAACTCGTCATTGCTGCTAAAGAATGCATCGTATAGTCCGGGAACATCACTAGGACTGAATAGAGTAATTACTCCACCTTGTAGCAGACGCTCGTACATTAGCTTATTAAGCTGAACAGAGTAGTCTAGGTGACGAACTCGGTTGTCCTCAGTACCCTTGTTGTTCTTGAGAACCAGTAGGTCTTCTACTTCTAGATGCCACATTGGATAGTGAAGGGTGGCTGCACCACCACGAACGCCACCTTGTGAGCAGCTCTTTACAGAAGACTGGAAGAACCGATAGAAGGGAATAACACCAGTATGCGCTGTATCACCAGTACGAACTGGAGACTTGAGAGCACGAATAGATCCTGCCCCAATCCCAATACCAGCCTTCTGTGATACATACTTCATAATCGCAGAGCCAGTTGCAGAGATTGAATCTAAACTGTCTGCGGCTTCGATAAGAACGCACGAGCTGAACTGACGCTGTGGCGTTCTTGCTCCAGCCATAATCGGCGTAGGAAAGCTAAGATCAAAGTTGGACAAAGCATCATAAAGATCCTTTACCCACTTTAGCCGCTCTTTCTTGTAGCTAACAAATAGGGTGGCTGCAATTAGCATATTAGCCATCTGAGGTGTCTCGAAGATTTCACCACTGGCACGGTTCTTTACTAGGTACTTGCCACGCATCTGCTCCATAGCAGCATACGTTAGCTTAGTGTCCCTCTCGTGATCAATATAATCACCTAGGATCTTCCAGTCTTTTTCGGAATAACGCTTTAGAAGCGTTGGGTCATAGAATCCTAGATCGACTACCTTACGAAGATGATCGACTAACTCAGGTGGGGTATAATCCCCATAAACTTCCTTACGAAGCTGATAGTTGATTAGGCGACCAGCTACATACTGATAATCAGGAGACTCCTCCGAGATCAGGTCTGCTGTCGCCTTAATCATAGTTTCATGAATGTCCCTAGTTTGGATACCATCATAAAACTGAATGTGTGAGGCCATTTCAATAGCACTCACTGAAACGTCGTTTAGACCTTCACAAGCCCATTCGAGCACCGTGTGAATCTTGTCAACGTTTAGTTCTTCTAAGCGTCCATCGCGCTTTGTTACTTTAATCATCATTTAGCTCCAAACACTAGTCTACGACCAATATCTTGAACATTATTGTGTCCGATAGCTTCTTGTGAGAAACTAATCAGATCCATAAGTTCGTAGTTTAAGGGAATCTGGTCTCGGTTATCATTGACTGCTTGAATAAACTTTTGCTTGCCGGCTAGTGGGCAGGCATCATAGATATCCATAGCTGAACCATATTGCTCGATGAGAGCGGCAGCACGCTTAGGACCTACGCCGGGAATACCTGGAATGTTGTCCCCGGTATCTCCGACCAGAACCTTGTAGGAAATGTACTGTTCTGGCGTTACAGGATAGTCCCAAGTATCTAGAGTAACTTCTTTCCGAGTAACCGTAGAAAACCGCGATACATTAGGACCAACAAGAAGATCCCAGTCACGATCAGAACTGATAAGCCAAGCTTGATCGAAACCATAGTCATGTAGCCGAGATACGAGATACGCTGCAATATCGTCGGCTTCGACACCTTGGTATCTAAAGAGCTGAATTCGAGGGTGCTTGTCGAGGGCTTCGAGGACTCGTTCATATTCATCAAAAAACTTTCTAGATGCTTCTTTTTCTTCTGCGGTCTGCTTCTCGACAAGTTCCTTGCGATTAGCTTTGTACGCGGGAAAAAGCGTTTTGCGATAAGAGGAACCACCCCAGTCTGCGGCGGCAATGATAGTGCCAGCATTATAGGATTTAGCTAGAGACATTACTGTAGCAACATACTCCTCTACAAACTTGCTAGCGCCTGAATGCTTCCAGCGAAAGGCAACGTTCATGCAGTCAACAATCATCATGTTGCTGTCTGGTTTTACTTCTTGGGTAAATGTAGCCATGTTATATTTTCTTTCTTTATCCATTCACTAGCTTCCATAATATAGCAGTTTAGCCACGGAATGTCAAGATACTTCTCAACATTCGCTGGCTTTATGTCCGTACTTACGAATAGCTTTGATCTGTTATACTTGAAGAATAACAGAGGGCTGAGTGGCTTTGCTTGTTTCTGTAGTTTAGTCCACCACTGAACGAAGTCATTTGTTTTATTTGTAAGAATCTTATCGGATATGGGAGACTCTGCGTAGTTTTTTACTTCGATGCAGAATACATTTCTATACTGAGGTATCATGAGATCCCCCTTTATATTACCACTACCTGATCCGGGAGTATAGTCAAAAGTATAAGGAGTTTCCTTTTCAAGAAACTCCTTAACTAACTTCTCACCTACTTTACCTTTTTGGCGAGGATTAACCATTTTTACTAAGCTCATTATATAGCATATACTGAAGATAGGATACTAATAACTTAGAGTCCTCTGGATTATACATGAACTCGTACAAAGGAACACCATAGATTGTGCCACCTAAAACCTTGTCTGAATCATAAAATCCCCAAGTCTCTAAGTTAGCACGCATTGCTTTTTTAGCTATTTCGAATTGTTCATCCATTTTCGATCCAACTTACACCATCACGCTTTTTGATCTTTAGTTTGTCTACTAAAGGATGCGTCCATGAGTGACTGACTAGGAAAGTATTAAGCCCTTCCTCTTGAAGTAGAACTTCTACTAGTCGTTCTCGTCCATAGTCATCGAGCACACTAATGACTTCGTCAAGGAACAATACGTTAATTGTATTCTTCGAGATACTAGACATGAGCTTTCTGATGGCGAGTAGGGTAGAAATATTAATTCTTGCCATTTCCCCTGATGATGGAGCAGAGATACTGATCTCTTTTCCTTCATCTGTGACAATGACGTTAAGTTTGTCAGAACTAATTGAGAACTCGATTGTAAATCTTCCATCCGATAACTCCGCTAGGTACTCGTTAGTATGAACTTCTAAGTCCTTGACTAGATTCTCTAGCTTATAGGCGATCAGACCATTAGTGCTAAATGCCTTCTTAAGAACTTCTAAGTTTTTATACTTGTCAGTTAAGGCTACTAGTTGTTCCCTAGCTTCCTTTAGTTCTTCGGAGAATTTTTCATTCTGTTCTAGATACACGTTTATCTTAGAGTTATGCTTTAGCGCCTCATTATTGATAGCCGTTACCTTAGAAATCTCGGCATCTACTTTAGCTAGTGTATTCTTTATTACCACTAACTCGTCCTCAATATCAGAGGCACTGAGTAGACCAGAACTAAGATTGGGATTAAGAGTAGCGTTTAGTTGCTCCCATTCCTTTATCTGTTCCTGAGTCATATCAAAGAGACGATTATTCTTTTTGATACGATCTACCTCTGCTTCTAGCTCCTTAATGCGAGCCGTATATTCATTAGAATTAGTAGTATTACTATTAAGTAGACCATCATAGAATTCTTTATCAATGTCCTGTAGACATGTAGGACACTTATCCTTTAGACCCTTTAGCTTTTGCACTACAGCGTCAGCAGATTGCTTTGCAGATTTTAACTGTCCAATGTCACCCTGAATATCATCATAGGATTCTTTTGTGACATTGACATTTCTAAGTTCTTCAATATCAATGGCATCTATGAGTTTACGAACAGTATTATTTTTCTTAATAGAATCGTTGTGCGATTTTATGTTAGATAATTTTGAGTTCAAATTACCAACTTCAGAGCTAAAATCTGGTCGTTCTGGTAATTCCTCAATATCTTTTAATTCCAAATCTAGCTTAGAGTTATTAGATAGCCACTTATTGATAGTTTCGATTCGAGAGTCTAGTGAGGTCACTTCCGTCCCAAGGGACTTCGCGGCCTCCTTAAAAACCTCAAACAACTTCGTATAGTCTTCCAAATCAAAAAGATCAATCAAGAATTTTTTTCGGGCTGTGTCGGTGGCAGTCAAAAACGCGAGAGAAGAATTTGTCGATTGATAAATCAATTGTTGGAATGTTTTGAAATCCATTCCAAGCAGTTCTTCTATCTGCTTGAATGTATTAGTAGCTGTGTGACTGCTAATATCGTTGCCGTCGTTCAAGAGCTTGATCTTGATGGCACCACTTTTTCTAGCGATATCTACCGTGTATTCTTGACTATCAATCGAGAATACTAGTTTAATATTGTAGCTTCCATCCAATAGTCTATTTGGAATGTCTGCTTTCTTAGCTCCCTTTGAGTTTTTATTATAAAGGGCTTCTTCCATGATAAGTGGAATAGAAGACTTTCCAAACCCATTAGGAGCAATAATTTGAGTAACTGCCTCTTTACTTAGATCGACTTTATTATTGTCTCCAAAGCTAAAGCACTTATCCCACTCTATTGATTGTAGTACTACCGTACTCATTAAATACTCCCATTATAGATTCAACTTGATCCTCTGGTAACTCTTGAATATATCGCAAGTACTCAGCCAGTTCTTCTGGAATAGTCATCTTCTTATCCAGAACTAGCGCCGTATCACTCTTGCGCTTCACAATCTTCTTGTCCAGAAGCTCAGTGTTGTCTATCTTCGCTAAGTCCTTGATGTTACCTTCTAACTCATATATCGTATGATGAAAGTCCGTTGGAACCATTTCATCAGGAGACGATACCGTCTTACGAATAAGCTGAGGTAAATCAAAGGTATGCCAGGTCCAACTCCAGTCACTATCAATGATGATATATCCAGTGTCCACCTCATTCCTGTGAAATGATGTAGTCATTGGGCTACCAGGATATACGATGTTTCTTTGGGTATTAGAATGTGAGTGTAAGTCCCCAGCAAAAACTACAGGAAATTTATCTAGCCACTCCAGTGGAATCTCTGGCTTTACGTGTGGTGGAATCTCTCCACGAACATGTGTAAACACTGGTCTAGGATCGAGATCTTTCCAGGTTGTTTCGTGCTTTACGTATTCATACGGAACTACATAAAATCCATCTTGATCACGAATATAGTCTACTACAATTTCAATGTTAGGATTAAGACTTTCAGATACTTCTTTAAGTTCTGTAAAGAAACTCTTTCCTTTCTTTGTAGACTCGTGATTTCCCGTCGAGATTATTGTACGCTTCTTTCGCTGAGCAATAAACTTAAAGTAAAGTTTTAGCTCATCTAGATTAGGCATACGATCAAATATATCTCCGGGAATGATAATTTGATCAACTTGTTTTTCAGCTTCGGCAACTTGCTTAAAGAATAATTCGTATCTTTTATACGCCCACTCTTTTGGAACATTCTTTTGCCCTAGTTTTATATGCACATCAGCAATTAGTAATGTTTTCATAATACTCCGAATAAGAAGCCCAGGACACTTCATGCGTCCTGGGCTTACTTTTTTAGATAACGTCTAGCTCAGCTTCAACACTTTCGTCAACGTTTTCATTTCCGTCACCGTTAACAATCTTTTCTAGAAGATCCTTCTGTGCCTGTGGTGCAGCACGAGGAATAACTTCTTCGATTGGCTTAGCGGAAGCAATTGCTTCACGCTCAGCTGCGCTAAGTGGGCCCTTTGAATTGAGGCACTTAACAGTTTGAAGAGTGTACTCTACGTTAATTGGTAGTGGACCTGTCTTCTTCTTGTTGAACTTTAGAACCCAACCAGTTTCAGGGTCGGTTGGATCTCCAAGATCGTCAATATTAGCCATGATGGCATCAAATAATTTCTTCTTGAAGTTAAAGACAACAGGCTTGTTGTCCTTGTCTAGACCCATCATTGAATACGACCAGCTGCACTTAAGGTCTGGGAAGTATTCCTTTACCCAATCCTTCTCAGCCTTGTCGAAAGACTCCGTTTCACGATTGAACTCTAGACATTCAAAAGGTAGGTTTTTACCATTGGTTCCCTTAATCCAGTATACGTACCGTGGAAGAATACTTCCAAAAAGACGAACTGAGTTGTCGCCGTCTACATACTTATACTGGTCAGCCTTTTCTTTCTTTGCTGAACCCTTAACTGAACCAAAACCGATACCTGCCATGTTATTTC